CTGTGTCACGGAACTGTAGCTTTTCTGTGGACGCTACAAGTATATCATCAGAAAACTCAAAGTAGTCCTCGTCTTCCATCCACTTGAGTACACCGTCTGATGTCTCGCCATCAAAGGTTACTGTTATATCTGTCCCTGCTGTGCCATCTCCTAGTGTAAGAGATGTACCAAGCATCTTAGTTATAGGACCCCCTTCGGCAGATGTCCCATCATGTGTGTGTCCTGTTGAGGCGGCAAAAGCTGCTAATAACTGATTGAACTCGTCATTAGTGTGGGCAGCCGTAATTGTATCACCATCAGAATACGAAGACTGTCTTGTGTATGTAGCTCCCATTTACCTTCTTGCTCCTAACTGATATTCTAATTGAAATCCTTTTAATGAGTATGGTGCTGTTGTGCCACCATCGTTTACTCTTAATGCCACAGCAAAACCCGAACCTTCCACTGCCTGTCTTACGAGGGGCTGTGATGCTCCTCCATATGTACCAAAGCTACTGGAAGACCCTCCGTAAGTGGCTGCTCCATAGATAGCTGCTATGTCCCCAGAATCTAACTCGTATGCAGCAGGTCTAGCAGAGTCTTTAGCTTCGTAGTCATATCTTAAAAATAAATCAGCATCTATTGTTGATTCAGGTGCATAGTTAATAATAACTCTATGCATATGTTTTCTTATACCTGCATCCCCAAAAGTCATGTCAGGACCTCTGTACTTACCTAATATTGCAGTACCATCAAAATCATTACCGGACTCTTGTCTATATATGTATCCGCCGCTGTACGCTCCATGTAAAACTATAACATCGCCAGCGGATACAAACGTGTCGGTTGCCGCAGGTTTAACACCTCTTATTTCCGAAAATTCAAAAGCTTGTCCTTTTAAAACACATATAACCCCTTTTGTAGCATTTTCTCCCGTTCCGTCTTTTGTAAAAAATATTCTATATTGTGTCTTGTCAGGTATAACCACAGAATCAAACTCTGAAGCACTAGATAAGTTTTCATCAAATAAACTTTGAACATTAGAGCTAATAGTGCCTAGTTCAACGTCTCCAATTCTTGCTGTACCTGCAATCGTTCTTAATCCATCAGGACCTAAAAATATTAAATCTCCTGCAAATTCTTGTATGGTCGAGCCGTTAATACAGCCTATGTCTCTCGTTATAGCGGTTATTGCAAAATTACTACTTGACGAACCTGCTAACTTAAATATTCTATTTTGGCAAAATATAAATAAATTATCTCGGAATACTTTAAGACCTGTTATCTCGTCGTCAACTTTAATACTGCCTGCGCCACTGCCTGTAGTAAAGTTATCTTCATCAAATGGTACACTAAATATAAGTTCTTGTTTAGCACTAGCCATGCCTGCATAGAACATGTGTTCCTTAAATGCTACAACAAATTTTGCACCTGTTACTGCAGTACTGACTTCTCCTCCGCCTCCGGACGAAACATCTGTAGCACTAAATGAAGTGTTGAATACTGTCGGTGCATTTGTGCCATCTGCTACTATTAATTTATCAGTACCATCAAAATTAAATCTTTCAAACGTGTACTTTCCTGCGCTTGTTCTACCACTGTCTATTGTAGTCCAAGAGGAGCCTCCCGGCGTTGCTTGGAATATGTTTGTTCCTCTTGCTGCTACAACTTTGCTTCCAAACGTAACAACCATTAAAATTTTCTCTGCAGATGAAGAGGTTTGAGGAACAACTCCTGTAATATATTTACTGAATCCGTTTATTCTTCTGTAGCCTCCTCCTATGTCAGGCTCAAAATTTTGTAACTCTAATGCTTCGCCCGGCTGCATCATAAACGTAGAACGGTTTAAAACTAGCCCACCTTCGCAGTTAAACGCTGCAGGAGATGTTTGCGATAAATCAGGCATTACCTAACGGATTCCATAGTAAAATAATTTGATGTTACAGAAGGATTCAACACTACTGTTGACCTAACGTACTCATACTTGTTAATTAATAAACTTTGCATATTCTTTATACCTTGTTCGAATCTTGCAAAGCTAAGCTGATATTGTTGTGTTTCCCCTCGATATTGATATGCAAACGCTGTTGCTCCATCTGTTATAACAGGAGAAAATCTATCCGGTATTGTTGGGGTATCACCATGTGCGGATAAGTCTGATGCAAAAGTGAAGTAATCAAACTTAAGTGCATACGTTTTATTAGGGTACGGATATAATAAATAATTATTGTCTAATGTTCTCACAACGTGTGTGGGCACACCACCTGCGGTAAACTGGGCAACCTGCACTGCACTGGCATGAGCTGCTGCTGTTGTACCATTTGCTCCTCTGGTAGCACCAGTAAATGTAGTACTAGAAGTACCTGTATACGTTATTTGTTCGTTCTCTATAAATATTGTACCGGAAGAATCAAAGCCAGATGTGCTAGCTACTGTCACGGTTGTTGCTGATGATGACAATGTGCCATCTAAGGTTGTTGTGTCTATCTCATCTTCTTGGTCTACGTGTTTGTCTATGTACTCATTGTACTGCATAATACTTAAGTTGTTACCAGAAGATGCTAGTGTAGAATCCTTTACAATTCTAAATGTATTATAGTCTGCAAGTTTGGCATCGTTAGGTAAAGAATATCTAACTGTACCGGGAACTAATGTTTCTGTCTGTGTAGAATGGTTAAAAGGATAATTAAATTCTCTTTGGTTAATATAACGAATTGCTTCGTTTACGGCGTTTTGTGCCTGTATTTGAATACCACGTGCTGTGGTAAAATTAGATGACGTAAGCTGGACTTCATTCATCCTCGCTAAAACACTATTTGTTAAACTTAAAAAAGTTGCCATACTACGTCCGTTAAGTTGGGGGCAGTTGCCCGCCCCCGGTTAAGTTATGCTAATTGGTCTCTATCGACTTCGTCAGCTAACTGCTTATGCTCTCCGTTACAGTCAATAACACAAGCGTACACTCGTAGTTTACCAACAGTAACGTCTGCAGATGAAGCAATCAATTTCACATCAATAGTATCAGTAGAAGACTGAAATTGTGTGAATAATGATGCAGCGCCTGTAGTAACATCGTTAGCTTGTCCGTTTGACCCTTCTGCAAGGAACCCGGCTGAAGAAACGTCACCACCATCAATGATGTCGTCACCTGCGGCAAAGTCAATATCCACAGTTGGTGAAGAACCATCGAAAGCAGTTAGAACTTCTGCTCCTGCAAAAAGAACCAACACGCCTGCCGGTATTTCAAGAAGTTGAAATATGTCTCCGTTTGTGCATGAGTAGTCAGTAATCTTAGAAATATCTAAGATAGCTTCAACCATTCGCATTCCGGTGCCATTTCGGTTAGCTTGTAATACAGCGATAGAGTCTGAATTTACACCTGCGGTTGCAGATGCTGTCATGTCAAAAGTTGCCATTTGTCAATCCCTCCTTACGCTACGTTGTATTTAGCGGTAACAATCGCTTCAGGTCGAAGAATTTTTCGACCGTAAAGGTGCATACCTCTGACAATATCAGCAAAGGAGTCTGGGTCTCTGTAAGACTCAGTCTTTGTGATTTGTGCAGCAGTAGCAATAGCAGAAGAGTGTCCTGCTACGATTACGCCAAAGTTTGAGTTTTGGTTTGCTGACCCTGATGTCCCCGGCCCAGTTCCTACAGCAGGTAGGTTGTTGGACATGTAGATATCAAAACCATGAAGTTTACCGATAGCTAAGCCAGCTCTCAGTCCACCTGACTCGCCGAAGTCTGCATTAAGAAGACGTGAATCTTCGTCCTTGAGAACTTCAACAAATGTTGGATGTAGAACTAACCATCTGCCATCTGTATCCACGAACTGTGTATCAAGCAGTCTGCCCATTCTTGCAATAACTTGCAATGGTGTAGCAGTAGCTGTAGCTTGAGCAGTTGCGCCCGGCATACGTGGTGCTAGTGGAATAGAATGGTCGCCAGCACTTGAAGTAGTGATGTTACCAAAGCTATCCTTACGTAGCTTCATAGATGTAAGCAGTTCATCAGAACCTGCAGTTGATACAGCCTTTGACCCACTTACGGTGTCGTTAGCTGTGCCTGCTACAGCGCTGAGTGTGCCTTGCTTGAAACCAGATAGATAACCAAGAACTTCTTGGTCGTGTTGGTCTCTGAGCTTATAGCCTGCTCTGTCAGATGCTAAGGATTCGAAATTGACATGGCTGTGAGCCTCTTCGATGTCGTCTACCTTAAAAGCAAAATAGTTTGCTTTATCAACGACAAGACTGAAGTCCTCGTCATCCAAGTCTTGTGGAGTAATCTGAGTGCCTCGTGCATACTCCTTGACGGTGATTTCCGGTTCCTTAATAATTTTAACCGTGTCACCATAGTTCGCAATCTCGCCGAAGTAGTCAGAGTTAGTTATTGACTCTACAACCGAGGTTTTGCGAAAAGCTTGCTGAACTTTTTGAGAGTAGATTATCGGGCTAAAATTGCCGTTTGGTAAACTACTGTGTCCAGCGGCGGTTTTAAATGCCATTGTTTTACCTCATTAATGTAATTTAAAGATTGTAGATTTTCGTACTATACAAGACCAGTTGATAAGGTGTCCTGACGGGGCTTACGCTCTGGGTAGTTTGAATCGGTGGAAAATCTATAACTTTGCTGTATTCAAAGTTTAGGGTTTATAGTGTATCGTCTATACAGCACTATTGGAGCGAGTAACCTTACGGGGTCGCTATTAATTACTATATTTTACCACAAAATAAAATAAAAGTAAATAAATTTTTATCTTTGCAAATCATAAATAAAATTGCCAGATTGTATAGCTTCATCTATAGCAGCAGCATGTTTCTCATATTCATCGCCTTTCATCTTAGCAACCTGAGATTCTCGCCACTGATTAGATTGAGAGCTTTTTGTTTTAGCTACATTTGATGTGCCTTTGGCTGATACTAAAGTAGCTGCACTTTTATCAGATGATTCCTTCTTTTTATCAGATATTTTAGTATCTAACTTGTATAAGTCTATTGCTCTTGACGCAGCCTGTGCATCGGTTGCATTTTCATACAATGAATCTTTTATCCATGTTGGTTGTACATGAACCCAAGCATGAAAATCTTCAGACTTTCTAATGTCCTCAAAGTCAGGATGTAGCTGAATAAGTTTTGCTTCAGCAGTTTTTATTTTAGCTTCTTCTTCTGCCTCCGCAATAGCTTTAAGTCTATCCTCCATAGTTTTATCTAACTCCAAAGCTTTCTTAGTAGCAATGGTTTCAATAACCTTAGCAACATCAGGATACTCTTTTGTCCACGCGGCAATCTCATCGTCACTCTTTGGCAACTTTATAGCTTCTTTAGTAGCAGTGGATACTTGACCCTCTAGCTGTCTAATTTTATCTTTTAAGTCTTGCTCTTTTTGTTGAGTATGTCGTCGTAAATCTCCATAACGTTTTTTAAACGTCTTCTCTTCAGGGTCAAGAGATTCAGTTTGGGCTTTGTCAGCCTCTGCATCCTTCTGTTCCTGAACTACACTAGCACGTTCCTCTTCTAAACGCTTTAGCTCTTCCTGTTCATCAGTTCTGTCTTTTTTATACTTCATAGATACAGACTTAACGTCTTGCTTTACAGCGGCAATCGCTTCACTCATTATAATCTCCTATACTAAATTTACTACTCACTGATAAACAAACCAGTGATAAAAAATTGGACTGTCCTTAGATAATAAGTAATAGCCAATCCAAATCCCTTCTTGACTCCTCTGCCATAAGCAACAAAGTCTTTGAACTCTTGGTAATGCTCTCGTGCTTTACCTGAGTCTATACAACGCTGTCCTGCAGCTCTGTATCCTCTTCTGAATGCTTCACCATACCATTTGCCGTGATATGTCTTTGCACACCATATCTCTGCTTTAGCTTTCTCTAGCCTACTGAAGCCTCCTGTAGATAAGCCGTGTGTGGCTATAACACAGCCTTCAGTAGCTGTTGATGTGCCCCCAAAGTCTCCTCTGTTTACACCTGCTGAATCTTCTGCTCGTCTTTCAGTCTCTTCTTGTCTAAAAGTATCAAATGAAGCAGCACGTCTCTCAGCGTCTTCTCGCCTTCGTTGTGCTTCTTCTCTTTCAGAGTTACTCATTTGACTTGTATCTGAACCGGGTAGTTCAGACCTCATACGCTCAGCGGCTCTAATAGGATTCATGTCTTTAGCTAATTCTTTGTCTCGTTCTACTCGTAGACTTTCATTATACGCATCGGATGCTCTTTTAGCATCAAGCTCTCGTATTTCTTTAGTGCTTAAACCTCCGCTTCCTCCAACGCTATCTGGGCTTATGCTTGCAAGAAGTTCTTTTTCTCGTTCTCTAGCTGCTTGAGCTTCTGGACTTGGTTGAGGTCCTTCTAAGAAGTCATCAACAAATGTATTTTCTTTAAACACAACAGGTGCATTCATGTCTTCTTTAGCTTGTTTTAAAGCTGCGTCTCTTTTTGCAGAAAACTCATTAGCCTTCTTTGCTGTGTCATCATCAAACTGTATCTTTTTAGCGTCAGTCAACTTCTGCACCAATGTTTGGTCATCCTCCGTATCTCCTAAAGAAGGCAAGTTTACTGTTTTCATAAGAGTGTCGTATTCTGCTTGAGAGCCAAACGCAAAGTTCTTTAATTTATCTGCAGCACTTTCTCTAATTTTTTTATCTTGGTATCCTGTAAAGGGTAATATGTACCCTGCAGCAGTATCTACAGCACCACCAACTTTACCCATAATGCCGGGTCTTTCTGACATCGGCTGTCGCACATTTATGTAGCTGTCAAAGTCAGATTGTTGAAAAGCCGTAGGCGCAGTGGGAGCTCCTGCAGATATAGCTTCTACATTTTTGTCGAAACTTTCCATATAATCTTGAGATGTTTGCGCCGGTTGAGCTGGTGTAAATCCTGCACCACCCCCTCCTGTGCCCCCTATTCCCGTTGATGGGGCTGAGGGTGTATCTACACCTTCTGGTGGTTTTGTAAAGTCTTCTTTTACAGACTCTTTGTAATCGCCTACATTAGGAGCAACTAGTCCTGTACCAGACCCTTGAGTAGGCGTAGGCTGTGTATTAGGCTCATATCCTATTACATTACCATCTTTATCTAGTATTGGACGTCCTAATGATAATGGATTTATCCCTGCGGTTGGTGCTGTAGATAAGCCTGCAAACTGTGCTGAAGCAGCCGCAGGTGTTGAACCAAGTGCTAGACCAGATTGGGCTTTTAACAAACCTCCATCATTAGTCTTAGATGTCTTTTCTTCTCCTACATACTCTATCTGCCCTGCTTCTTCCATGCCTTCAAGACCCATAAGTGCTTCTTTTCTCATAGATTCGTATGTGCCAAGACCATGATATCTAACTACGTTAGCAGGTACAACTAGCTCGCCTTGGCTCATCATTACGTGTTGGTCGTCTGCTACCTCTTCTTTTGTAGCCCCGATAGGCGGCTCACCTTTCTCTGCTTCCATAAGGTCTGGCTTAGGAGCTCCGATACCTACAGTTATAGCTGTGACACCTTTAGATGCTTGCATAACCGAAGGTTGTGTAGTCGGTAATACAGCACCCTTCTGTTGTGAGGCTTGTGTTATTTCTTTCATAGCCTCATCTCTAGGGTCAACTACAGGTCTAGCTAATCCTCTTTGCACTTTAGGTTTCTTAGTTTGTTTTCTACCTTTTGCAACTTTTGGACCTCCTCCTGTTGGGTCTTGTTGTGCCTTTGTCATGGGCACCACTCCTTGTTGTGCCATAAGCGCTCCTCCTTTGTACATTCCCGATTGTAATTGTTCTCTAGTGGGTGGTTGCATTTCTTTTCGTTCTTCATCTGATATTACAGGCTCATCTATAATCCTAGCTACATCTCTTGCATCCACTCCCATACTCATTAGTTGAGTATACTTAGAATTGTATGGTAACTCATTAAATTCATCGGACATAACGTAACCTTGATACTGACGTTGTATACTATTAATAGGCTGCATAGCAGAGACTTTGCCATCTTTACCTACATAATCTTGTCCCTCTGCTGTGCTTATTACAGCCTCTATAGCTTTGTCTATAAATTCTTTTTCATCTGGATACTCTTCTCTTAAGTATCTACCAAACTGATTATTTATTTTATCTATATTGGATTCTGGGTCATTACCCTCTCGTAGCGTATCCATGCTATAGCTGGTTAAAGGTGCCAACAGAGTCTTTCTCATAGGCTCTCCCACTTTACGTTTAGCACTTAAACCGCCTAATAATATGTGTCTTAGCTTATCCTCTGTAACATCATTATCTAATCTATTTTGCCCAAACTCCCTAGATATATCCGAAGCCTGCTCTATGTTTTGTCTTATGCCTAGCGTACCTGTAGCAATTTTGTTTAGTAGAGTCATTTTATAATCTTCTACTTCATTACCTTTGTCATCTATAGTATTATATTTTATAGCAGGATGAGTCTGCTCCGGCATAGGCGTTCCCTCTGTAGGAGTATAGTCATCTGTAGACCTTGGTTTTATTTCTGGTGGTCTCATGTTAGGATTGGGCACTAACGGTATCATTCCTTGTTGAGCCATATTTATTCCTCCTTGTGCTCTACCTCCGGGTAATTTATTTCTAATACCCTCACCTAAATCAAAAACAGGTCCTTTTCTAGGTCGGGCAGTTAATTCTTCTTTTCGCTGTGCTGCGATTCTTGCAGCTTTTTCTTCAGTCTCTATCCTTTTTAATTTAGCAGGATTCATAGCTGCTCTTTGCATTGCAGAAGTTTGAGGTCTGCCAGATTCAAATGTTCCTTCCGGACCTTTATATATACCTAATCCTTCATACTTGGCTTGTGCTTTAGGAGAGTCTCGCCAAGAAAACCGTTGTTTTCCTGTTACGTCAAATATTGACTCGTTAAGTGTATATTCTTGAGGTCCTATTTCTTTTGAAGCTCCCTTTATGGTAGGCATAAGTTTATAATCGTCTGGTTTTACCAATGATGTAAGTGCGCCCGTATACTTTTTATAAGTAGGAGTATCTGCAACATCAAATTTACCTACACGTTCTACAATATCTGGATTATTCATAGAAACTTCATTATGTATATAATCCTCTCCACCGAGTTTTTGTATAACAAGGTCAGGTGTTTCTTTTTGTTCTGCTTCCCCTTTTAATCTTTTTTTAAATTCAGGAATGTATCTGTCTTTGTATTCAATTTCAGGTCCTCGTTTTACTTGTCCAGAATCAAACAATTCTTTAATATATGAGAAGTTTTTATCTTCTTTTAAAACACGAGAGTTTATATTAATTGTGTTAAGTTTATTTTTTGGTATTCTAAATAAATGTACTTTAGGAGGTTCAATCACTTCTTCAACTATTCTAGTTGGATATTTTGCATAAACTTGTTGAAGTAATTCTAACCTTTCTTCCATAGGAAGAAGCATTTGTCCATCAGAAGCTTTTTCATAAATTTTCTTATAAATAGGGTCAGAGTACCCTTTCCAATTTTCTGTAGCTTTCTGTTTTACACCCCCTCCGTAATGTCTGCCATATCTTGCAGCTCCTGCAAGAGATTGTAAGGCTTCTTTAGGTTTATTAGGATTAAAAACTAAACCATATATTCCTGTTCCTAATGGTCTATACTCTCCGGGCTCCCCTGTTCCAACTCTGCCTAAATCTAGCTTTCCCTCAAAATCATCACCGCCGTGAACTACATACAAATAATCGTCTTTATCTTTTTGTTTCTTTAAGGTATCTAAAAAAACTTCGCTGTTAAGTTTAGGTTTAAGATTGATGTTACCACCACTCATGCCTACAGCATTAGGGTCAACTTCTATTCTTTTAGCTAAAGAGACTAAATCTTTTGCTCCTTTTCTTACTAACTTAGCTGCGGCATCTCCAATACCGGGTACTAAACCTAATAAAGCAGCTCCTCCTAATGCCCCCACTAAATAATAATTAGGGTCTTTTTTACGGAGTTCGTCGTATATCTCTTTAGCAGCAAGAGCGTCCCCAACTATTGGAGTCATCTCTGCTACAAATTTTACTGCATCTTTAACCTTTATGTTAGGGGGAGGTACTGCCAACCCCTTCCCTTCTTCAGCGTACCCCTCATAATCAGCTTTAGAAAGTAACCCTGTACTAGCCATCCTTTGCACCTGCTATAACTTCATCACGTAAAGTTTGAAATCGTCTGAGTTCTTTTATAGCTCCTTGCATTTGATTAATATCTTGCATATTAGGAGCTTGTTCCATCTGTTTATGAATGATACTAATCCTGTCATTCATATACAGCTCTAGTAAATCTGTGTTACTCTTTACGTTTACAAGTTTAAGTAACTTCTTAGCTACTTCTTTTATCATTGAGCTCCTCTAAG